ATCGTATCAACATCTGCAATTACGAGCGCATGGAGAAGCTCGACCTGACGGAGTTCGGCGCCGTGTCGCTCGACGAGGCGTCGATCCTTAAATCGTTCACCGGCAAGACCACACAGGCGTTGATCGCCGCCTTCGGTCGCCACCGTTTCAAGCTGGCGGCGACCGCAACACCGGCGCCGAACGACTACATGGAATTTGGCAATTATGCCGAGTTCCTCGACGTGATGTCGGCCAACGAGATGCTGTCGCGGTTCTTCATCAACGACACCTCGCAGGCGTCCCAGAAATGGCGGCTCAAGAACAATGCCGTGGAAGCGTTCTGGGACTGGATCGCGAGCTATTCGCGGATGGCTGACATGCCGTCGGACCTCGGCGACAAGGACGATGGATTCGTCCTTGAACCATTCCAAGTGGTATCACACAAGGCGCGGGACAGTGAGATCATCAATACGTCGGCGCTGCATGATATGTTCGGCGTCACCTCGCTGTCGGCGACCAATCTCCACGACATCAAGCGCCAGACCATCGAGGCAAGAGCGGAGGTTACGGCACGGATCGTCAATGCGGATCGCAATGAGCCGTGGGTGATATGGGTAGACACAAATTACGAGGCGGATGCCATCCGCAAGGTGCTGCCGAATGCCATCGAGGTGCGTGGTTCCCAGACGACGGAGGAGAAAGAGGAAAAGCTGAATGCCTTTGCGCTCGGGCAGATCCGCGTGCTGATTGGCAAACCTGCGATGGTTGGATTCGGTTGCGATTGGTCGCACTGCGCTCGACACGCGTTCGTTGGTCGCGATTTCAGTTGGGAGACTTGGTATCAGGCCGTGCGGCGGTGCTGGCGGTTCGGGCAGAAGCGACAGGTCGTGGTGCACCTGATCGTGGCCGAAGGGGAGGACGCCATCGGCGCGGTGCTCGACCGCAAGTCCGAGGATAACGAGAAGATGAAGGTCGCCATGCGGGCAGCGATGCGGCGGGCCGCCGGTCTGGAAGCGCAGCGCCGCGAAATCTACAATCCGACGCATAAGGTGAGGTTGGTGCCATGGCTATCAATGGGAAGCCGGTAATCGACGCAACGAAGCCGTTACAAATCCACATAACGGTTGGCGACATCAAAAAAGGGTCTGTCAAAGACCCTGGCGTATGTGCGGCGGCCAGAGCGTGCATGCGGGAAGGCTTGGCCAAGGCTGCCAGGGTTCATATGGACCGCACCTATCTACTGATTGACGACAAATGGATTCGGTATCATACGCCGGAAGCTCTGAAGAACGAGCTTGTCGCATTCGATCGTGGAGGAGAATTCATTCCGGGTGATTTCATTCTAAAGCCATTATGCCCGAGCCATCGGATGCGCATCAATGGCACCTGCCAGGGATCGAACAAGAAAACCCAGCGGCGCAAGGTCGCCAAACGGCCTTACACGGTCACCAAGGGAGTGAGAGAACGAGGTGCGGTGCGATGAATGAAACTGCAGAAATCCAATGTCTGGATGCTGAGACATCTGCCGAGTGGCAGGCCATCAACGGCGATTGCGTTTCCGTGCTGTCGCAGTTGCCGGCGGAGTGCATTGATTTTTCCTGCTACTCTCCGCCATTCGGGCAGCTGTTCGTCTATTCCGCATCTGCTGCCGACATGGGAAACAGCACCGATGAGGAATTCTCCCGCCACTATGCCTTCATGGTCCGCGAGAAATTCCGCGTCACCAAGCCCGGCCGGCTGACGGCAGTGCATTGTTCCGACCTGCCGATGACCAAGTGGCGGGACGGCGCCATCGGCATCAAGGATTTCTCTGGCGACATCATCCGCATCCACCAGGAAGCCGGATGGATTCTGCACAGCCGGAGGACCATCTGGAAATCCCCCGTGACCGAGATGGCGCGGACCAAGCATGTCGGCCTGCTCTACAAGCAGTTGCGCAACGACAGCGCCAGGTCGCGCGGCGGCATGCCGGACTATCTGATGACGTTCGTCAAGCCGGGGGACAATGCCGAACCGATCATGCATACGCCGGAAGAATTTCCGCTGGAGCAGTGGCAGGAATGGGCATCGCCGGTATGGATGACGATCGATCAGACCAATGTGCTCAACGTCAGGTCGGCGAGGTCGGAGAGCGATGAGAAACATTTGTGCCCGCTTCAGCTCGACGTGATCGACCGTGCGCTGATCATGTGGAGTAACAAGGGCGACATCGTGCTGTCGCCGTTCATGGGCATCGGCAGCGAGGGCGTACAATCGCTGAAGCTCGGGCGCAGGTTCTTCGGCATCGAGTTGAAAGAGGCGTACTGGCAACAGGCTGTGCGCAATCTCAAGGAAGTCGGATCGCAGGGAGATTTGTTTCGATGACATGGGCCGAGAAAAATCCTCTCCATGTAGCATTTCTAAAACAAAAACATCACGCCAAGAAGCGCAGCATTAGTTTTTTGATGACATTCGAAGAATGGCTACAGATTTGGAACGAATCCGCCCACATCGATCAACGTGGGCGCGGTCGTGGAAAATATTGTATGGCCCATATTGGTGACGCCGGACCATATGCTATTGACAATGTAAAAATTGTTCTATGTGAGACCAACTTGAAAGAACAGATTCCTCCTTGGATTGGGCGCCGGCATAGTGATGTCTCCCGCGTAAAGATGTCTATTGCGGCCATGGGAAACACAAAAGGAGCGGCGAACAAAGGTCGAGTATATTCTCCAGAAACAATCGAAAAAATGCGAGCAGCGAAACTTGGAAAGCCCTCCCCCAAACGCGGGAAGACTTACAAAAGGAAACATCAATGACAAAATGCGGTATCGTGGTGCAAGCAAGAATGGCGAGTACTCGCCTTCCGGGCAAGGTGCTCATGCCATTGCCGATCGGCAGCGATCGAGTGGTGCTCGATTGGGTAATATCGGCGTGTCTTGAGACCGGATTCCCGGTCTATGTGGCGACGTCGACCAATCCGGAGGATGACGCGATTGGCAATCACGTATGTATTCCGACGGAGAATTGGAAATCGGGAAGATGGCATCCGAAATATGAACCTGAACTATTATTCCGCGGATCCCCCGAAGACGTTCTGGATCGCATGTATCAATGCGCCAAGTTTCACGGCCTCGATGAAATCGTTCGCATCACGGGAGACTGTCCGTTCATCGATCCGGAGGTCATCAAGCAGGTGGTGGCGCTGCGGCGCATCACAGGCGCCAACTATGCGTCGAACGTCGACCCGCCGACGTGGCCGGATGGGCTCGATGTGCAGGTGGCAAGTTTTTCGGCGCTTGAGCGAGCTCACGTATTGGCTACCGATCCAAGCGACCGCGAGTGCGTGATGCAATACATCGTGCACCATCGGCGGAATTTCAGGGTGGCGAATCTGCCATGTCCGATCCCGAATGCGGCGCTGTATCGCTGGGTGCTCGATACAGAGGCCGATTATCAGCTATGTTCGCGCATGGCAGCGGAATTGATCGCCGATGGCGTGACGGTTCCGCATCTATCCGACTTGCTCGATGTATCGCAACGGATTCCGCAGTTCGATGCCGATCTCGACTTGCGCAATGAGCGCTATGCGGCGTCCCGTGCCATCGAATTGAAGGCGGATCGCTTCGACGGCAGCAGCATGGTGCTGAAGCGTGCCCTTCGTGCGCAGCCCTATGGTGCATCGACCTATAGCAAGAGCCACGTCGCTTGGGGCGACGGCGCGCCGCTTTATGTGACGCATGCGCAAGGCTCGCGTATATGGGACGTGGACGGCAACGAGCTGATCGATATGACGGCAGGACTTGGTACGACGATCCTGGGGCATTGCGATCCGCATGTACGGGCGGCGATCGAGGCGCAGTTGGACATCGGTATTGCATTTCCGCTGGCGCACGAACTGGAGCATCAGGTTGCTGAGGAACTGATCCGCCAGATGCATCCGGGCAAACTCGTCGAGGATTACAAGGTGGTGTTCGGCAAGAACGGCAGCGACGTGACGAGCGCGGCGGTGCGGGTGGCGCGGGTGGCGGCGGGACGCAATGAAGTGGTGGTTGAGGATATCAGCTATCATGGCTGGCATGACTGGACGCTAACCAGAACATCTCGTGGTGGTGGTACACAAGCATTAAATGTAGTTCGTCTCAACAATGAGATGATCGTAAAGAATTACCATCCGATCATAGCGGGTACAATTATCCTGGAACCCGATCATTTTACTCATAGAGAGCTTATAAATATCATAAAACGAGCTCATTCCACCGGGATGATCGTCATCTTCGATGAGATGGTGACCGCATTCCGCTATCCGAAGACGACATACGCGGCGACTTATGGTCTGGAGCCGGACATGATCTGCCTGGGCAAGGCGCTCGGCAACGGCATGCCGATCACCGCATTGGTGGGCAAGCGGGAGATCATGGACCACTTCGTAACCTATCGCGAGGGCGAGCCATACGCATTCTACAGCGGCACGCATTTGGGCGAGATGCTGTCGCTGGCGGCAGCGAGATGCGTCATCGAGCGGATGGGAGATTACAATCAAGACAGATTGGTCGGATTGGCTGGCCGCATCAATGCGGTTATCGGTGCATCGCTGGCGGAACATGGTTTTATCGATCGCGACGATGTCACGTTCGAATGCCGGACAATTCCGCGCCTCACTTTCCGCAATCCCATCATCTCCTCGCAGTTCCGCCGCGAGATGGCACACAACGGCGTGCTGGTCTATGGCCTGTTTCTGCCGTCTCTGGCGCACACCGACGCCGATCTCGAGCATCTGAGGGCGGCGTTGGAGAACTCTCTGAATGCCATCAAGAGCGGGATGGTGCGAGGTGGCAACGCACCATCGGGGATCATGCGGAGTTGATATTGGTGGTATGTGGCGCGTCCTGGGATCGAACCGGGACACCCGGACTGTTAGCCTTTACAGGAGTTGCTGCCCTTGTCAGCACCTGTCCCTTTTGGTTGGCTCAGTGGCCACATACCGCCGAGATCAAGTTGTTCGATGTGGCATTCTCGCCTGTTCTTCTCGATCGCGAATGCTTTGGTGATATGAACAACTGCGACCATATCATCCGCCAGGCGGCGGCAGACCTCCAGCGTTGCGAGATCGCGCCGGCCGGCAAGATAGTCGGCATACATCAGAACGTCGCCGTAGGGCAGGAAGAGCCGGCGGGACAGGTGCAGGAACGGGTAGCTATCGCTCATGGTGATGGCTCCGGAGGATCGGGACGATGACGCCAATGAGTGGGAACGGTTTTCGGCGCCGATCTTGATCGCCAATAGGCGCCATCTGCCGGAACAGCTGTCGGTGTTTTGTGGCGGCCTCCAAACACGTCTACATAATGA